TTTAATTTTTCCCTATTTTCTTTTCCTATAATTTTGTTTAACAAATAGTAGGAAGGGAAAATGTAAGGGTCCAATTTTTCTTCAACATTACCTGGAAGTGAACCTAATTTTTCTTCGGCTTCAACAGCGGGTCTTACAATAATAATTTTTTCATAACTTGTTTCAGGGTCAGACAAAAGGTCTATAGCACATTTCATTGCAATATAACTTTTACCAACACCCGCTGGTCCTGAACATATTGTTATCTGATTATTTATTAATTTTGTGTAGTACTCCTTTTGACTTTCGCTTAAAAATTTATCTTTTGTTTTTTTCTTTAGTATTGTGTTTATTAGTTGTTTTTTTGTTTTTACTACGGTTTCGGTTGTTGATGGTTGTAATGGTTGTTTTTTTGTTCCTCTGCTCATTTTTCTTATTTAAAGTTTATTTTCTCAAATCTTTATAGTTTTGTATAAAGGAGTCGATAGTCTCTTCCAAACCTTTTTCGAGTGAAGTAAATTCAAAATCTCCAATGATTGATTTTAATTTTGAATTATCTGATGGTTTTCTAAATTGACCAGATGGTTTTGTAATATCCCACTTGATTTCTTTTTTGTAACCCATTATTTTGGCAATCATATTTGCAACATCTTTAATTGGTAATTCTTGTGATGTTGATAAGATTACAGGTTCAGTACTATCATATTTGTTAATTAATATATCACAAATTTTGGCAATGTCTTTTGAATAAATAAATTCTCTCAAAGGAGAACCATCACCCCAAAGTTCAAGATAAGTGTTGTTAGTAATTGCATTATAGCATTTATGAATAATTGCAGGTAACACATGACTATTTTCTAAATTGTAATTGTCATTTGGTCCATAGACATTTGTAGGAATTACACAAAAATAATTTGTACCGTATTGTTCGTTATATGCTGATATCTGTACTTGTGACATTCTCTTAGCATATGCGTATGCGTCGTTTGATGTGTGTGGTGGTCCTAATTGTATTTTAGTTTCATTTAAAGGGTATTCTACTTTATCAGGAAAAACACATGTGGATAAAAATGCAATTAACTTTTTTACGTTATATTTCTTTGCATAATGAATGATATTTGTATTCATCATTATGTTCTCGTAAAAAAAATCACCTTTATATGTCATGTTAGCTAATACACCACCTACTTTTGCTGCGGTGTGAATGACAACATCAGGTCTGTATTTATCAAACAACATCTCAACTTGAGATGGGTCTATAAGATTAAAATCATTTTTTCTAACCTTTATGTAGTCTGTAAACTCACTACCAATTAACCCTGAACCGCCCGTTACTAATTTAACCATTTGAGTAAATTTTATCCCAATAGTTTATCATTTCATCTAACATACTTTCAAAATTATATGTTGGATTCCATCCTGTTTGTTTTCTTAATTTTGTTGAGTCTCCTTTAAGGTCAGTCAACTCCTCAGGTCTTAAATATTTTTCATCAGTTACAACATATTCTTTCCAATCTAATCCTAAAGATGAAAACACATAATCACATAGTTCTTTAACAGAATGAGATATTCCTGTAGAACAAACAAAGTCATCAGAAGTTTCTTGTTGTAATATTAACCACATGGCTTCAACAAAATCTTTAGCATGTCCCCAATCTCTTGTTGCATCTAAATTACCTAATTTTAATTCGTTTGATAATCCGTATTTAATTTTTACCGCTTCTTTAACTACTTTGTTAGTTACAAAGTTGGTACCCCTTCTTGGTGATTCGTGGTTGAAAAGTATTCCGTTTGAAATAAACATACCATAAGAGTTTCTATAGTTTCTACAAATATTGTATGAAAATACTTTGGCACATCCGTATGGTGATACAGGGATAAGTGGGGTTGTTTCTCTTTGAAATCCATCAAAGTCTATTGAATTACCAAACATTTCTGAAGATGATGCTTGGTAAATTTTTGCGTCAGGTTTAATTAGTCTAACAGCCTCTAGTAAATTTAAAGTTCCAATTCCAGTAACTTGTGCAGTGTATATTGGTTGGTCAAATGAAATTCTAACATGTGATTGTGCCGCTAAATTATAGATTTCATCAGGTTGAGTTTTTTGAATTACATTAATTAATGATGATAAGTCAGTCATATCTGCGTAAAACAATTTTATCTTGTCATATACAGAATCTAATCTATATGTTTGATTTTCGGCAACAGAGTTTCTTTTTAATATCCCGTAAACTGTGTATCCTTTTTCTAATAAAAATTCTGATAAATACGAACCGTCCTGTCCGTTAATTCCTGTTATTAATGCTACTTTCATTTTCTAAATATAATTCAGATAATTTAATAATAACTGGTTTTTTCTCTAATTTCAACTCATCTTGAAATTCTAATGATAACCCATTGTCTGAAAACATTGATGGTTCTAAATATTTTTTTGCACCCAAACCAGATAAATAAGAAGTACCTCCATAATGTTTACAGATATCAATTAATCTTTCAGTTGATTTTAATTCTGTTGGATAATCTTTAACTATTTTAGTTTTGATATTAAGCATTTCACAAATCTTAACAATTAAGTTGTAATTTGTTTCGGATAAATTATTGGTAATACATTTATCAAATTCATTTAATATGTGTTTGTAGGGGGATAAATTGACTTTAATTTTATTCCAATCCTTTATTGTGTTAACATATCTTTTGTCAACAATTGGAACTAAACCTTTGTTTACAGACATTGTGTGCCATGTGTCACCGATGTTGAACCTATTTTGAAAATTATTTTTTTCAAATTGACAATTTTCTAAAACGACAAAAATATCACTTTGTTGTATCTTTTGAAAAAAAGGATACCAAGGAATAAAGTTAGGCTGGTGTATTGATATAACCACTGTTCAAAAATTTAATCATATGATTTCGTTTCATTCCTCCTAATCCAATTTGACCTGCAAAATGAACTATGACTACTGTGTCCAAATTTTTATGTGAGTTATGAATACCTTCATTATTAATTAAAACATTTTCACAATCAGGAGAATGTAATGGGCATCCAAATTGTTTATACGTTTTATTATTTCGATACATAAATGTACCAAAAAAAGGTTGGTCATATGATGCTTCTAATTTATTATGTTTGTTACCTTGAACAAAATCGTTTAATAATTTCATAATAGGTATTTGTTTTTTTGTAAATCCAAAAACTCCACTGTTTAATCCGAATTTTTTTTCAGATTTAATTTGTTTTATTTCTTCTCCTGTCAGTCCAAATGAAAATGTCTTGTGAGATAAGTCAGAACCATATCCTTGATTTGTGTATACTTCATCTTCATCCATATAATCAAATAGAATATTAATATCTTTAATTACTAAAGTATCTGAATCAAGATATATTACTTTTTCATAATTTTCTAATCCGTCATATGTTGCAATTTTATATTTGTTTTGTCCCGCCATACTTTCAGAAGTATGTTTTTTTTCAACAACATGATATAATAAATCATTATGTTTTTCTAATAAAACTTCTTCACAGATTGAATTTGTAATTATTAAGATATCAATATCTTCTGTCTTATTTTCTCTCAAACTATTTAACGCGATATCAAGAGTATCTAAATAATTCTCATTTATTGAATAATATATTAATTTTTTACCCATACTATTTTACTCTACAATTGCAATATAGTCACAATTTTCACCATCACAACATTTGTGATATGTTACAAATTTTCCTGTTAATTGTGCGAATTTTTCAATTAAAAATTTTTCATCTTCTCTATTTGCATCATGAAAAATCCATGGACAAGATAAGTCAAATAATTCTAAATGATTCAACATACCCCTTCTAATGCCAACACCATTCAAAGGTTTTTTTAAAACTTCCGTTGGACCATCAACAAATACTACATCGTATTTTTTTGGTAGTTCATTTTTTAAAACTTCGACATCATACCAATTATTTTTTATTGGTGCATATATGTATTTTGAATTAAAAGTGTTTAAGTATACTTCGTTTTGCTCGATACTATATAAGTTGTATATTTCAGAAAATACTTTTGTGGAAACAAGTCCTGCACCTATTTCCAACATTGTTGACCCCGCAGGGATTTTTTCTGAAATGTACTTGAAAGTACATTGCTCAATTCCAGAACCTCCCCATCCGTGTAGAGGAGTTGGGTTATTTACTATTTCTAATGTATTCATTTTGTTTAATTGTTGCGTTTAATACTAATGGGTTTATATTGTTTTGTTCAAAAACTTTTGAAAGTGCTTTGGTATCTTTAGGAAAGCAAGCTCCACCAAAACCAAAATTCCCATCATGACCAGGAACATCTGTGTGAAGTTTTTCAATTCTACCATCACTTAAAACTCCATTCATAACGTTACCCCAATCTAATCCTAATTTATCTGTTAACAACCTCATTTCATTAAAGAATGTAATTTTGGTTGAGAAAAAACAATTCAGAAAATATTTTACTATTTCGGATTCATTTGGTTTCACAACAACTACGTTGATACC